CCAAAGGGTCTGTGACGTCTTGGCGACGGAGGCCCACTCAGCACTTGCCGACGGTTCTAGGTTTGATGGTCACGTCAAACGCCTTGCGCGCATTCTCGAGCGAATCGTGATGCTCCGCTTCTTCCAACGTCAGTACCATGCCGACCTGAATGAGAAGATGGATGCTCAGATTGCCCTGCCGGGTGTTACTACCGAGGGGCGCCGCTATTTCACGGGCTATGGCCGTGGGAGTGGATCGCTCGAGACTTCTGACTTCAACTCGATACTTAGTGCCTTCATTGGATACTGTGCGTGGAGAAACACCACGATTGGAGGCGCAAAGTGTTTCCCAGACTTGGCGTGGGCCAAGCTGGGCATCTACGGAGGAGATGATAGCCTGGAAGGCGCCATTAACGTGGACGCGCTGAAAGAGAGCGCGAAGTTGATGGGCCAGGACTATGAGATTGAGGTCGTACGTCGAGGGGAGGCTGGGGTCAATTTCCTCAACCGCTGGTTTGGACCCGACGTTTGGAATGGAGATGCCAACTCCATGGCCAACCCATCCCGACTGCTTTCGAAGCTCTGGGTGGGACCTGCGACTCTCCCGTATCCACTGGAGAGGTTCGCTGAGCGCGCCTCGGGATATTACCGGATGGACCGTAACTCACCAGTTATTGGGGCCATTGTGCGTGCTGCCCATGAGCTGCTCGGAGAGCGCATGGAAGGTGCTTTGATGCCGTGGGACGGAAAGCACTCTCTAGAGTCGAACTGGCCGAATGAGGATTCAGGCTGGATGGGACTGGTATTTGCCAAGTCTGTGCCCGATTTTCATTGGGAGCGATTCGAGACGTGGATTGAACAGATCTACGAGACCAGAGATCCTGAGCTGTTGTTGAGAGCTCCACTTTGCACCTCCGCTGCCGTCGTGACCCCGATTGTCAAACAACCCATGGTCGTGGGTGAGGAGTTGCTTCAACCCGCGCCGAAACCAAGCGCGGAAGTCTTACCGCCGAAGGATAAGATCGAGGAGTACGACTACAAGATGCTGGAAGATAGCTACCCTGCCGAGAAGATTGGCATGGCTGTCGAAGTTTTGATGAGCATCATGAGGGCAACCCACATTTCCGAGGAGACAAGGACTAAGCTGATCAAGACCGTTTATGCTGGCGATGCGCTAGTGGCGGAGGTCTGGCTAGAGGATGAGGACCCGAAGTTTCGTGCTAACTCTGAACCTACACATGTACAAGCGACGACGGAACAGAGTCAGGGTGAGCAGGGGGGTCGTGCCTCCAGCGACGACAAATCGCTACAACCCAACCAGCCGTTAGTCGAAGCCGCTGCC